AACCGTCGTTGCGTAGTAACCCGTCAAGGTACAACAGGCGAGTTTGCTAGTGGCGCCCGTGTTAATTGGACATTTGGTACAGCAGTATTAAATACTTCAGTTAAGATAGATAACGCTTAATTAATATAGGGGACTTTGGTCCCCTAATTAAGGATAATAGATGTCAAAAATTATAAAAGGCGATGACAGCGGCCTAAGCATTGTAGTAGGTAATTCTGGGTTCACATGGACTTTTGATTCTAGTGGAAATTTAACAATTCCTGCAACTGGATCGATTATTAATTCTAGTGGAAATTCTGGTTTAGTTAACCCAAACTATGTATTTGCCGGGCCATCTTCTGGATCAAATGCTTCTCCAGGTTATCGTCTTTTAGTTGCCGCTGATGTACCAGTTAGTTTAACTTCAACTACAAGCGTAGGTCCTAGCTCAGGTACACTAGTGTTAAATAGCCCCACTATTAGTACTAATCCTTCTAATTCAACAGTTAATCTATTACCATCAATTGCTACAACGGTTAATGCATTTGCGTCAGCAACTAGTGTTAATATAGGAGCAAGTACAGGAACAACTACTGTTAAGAATAATCTTACAGTAACAGGAAATTTAATAATTAACGGCACTACTGCTACAATCAATACATCAACTATTAATACAGATGATAAGAATATTGAATTAGCCAGTGTATCTGCCGCAGCCATTAGTTCAACAGGAACAGTTGGCGGAATTTCAGGTTCAGGCCCATGGTCTGCAACTATCACTAACATGACTACTACTGCTGGCTTAATAGTCGGCAGTGCAATAAATGCAACACCTGGCACTGGTTCATTATATGGAGGAAGTCCTTCAACAATTCTAGTAACAAGTATTATAGATTCTACTAGTATTACCTATACAGTTACTGGTGGTACAACTCCTACAGTAGGCGCTATATCAACAATCACCACTTCAGGTGCAACCAATCTTACAGCTGATGGTGGTGGTATTACTCTTAAAGGTACAACTGATAAAACTATTATTTGGGATAATACAAATTCTAATTGGACATCAAGCGAACACTGGAATATTGCCTCAGGTAAATCATTTAAAATTAATAATGTGTCAGTTCTTAGTGCAACAACATTAGGATCAGGTGTTACTAGTTCTAGTTTAACCAGTGTTGGTACCTTAACCAGTTTATCAGTTAATAGTATAAATCAAGGCAATTCTACATCAACTGCTGATGCTGATGCAACCGTTGATGCATCGACTACTGGATATTATTCTTATATTCAAAGTACAAGTAGTACACAAAATTCAATTAGAATTAGCAATTTAACAGCTGGTAGATGTGTTATTTTATATTTAAGAAACACCTTTGGCGCTACAAAAACTATTAATATTTTAGCAGGTACTTCTACAACTTATGACTTTGTTAATTTATCTAAAGGTGGCGGAACTAGTGTAACAGCAGTCACGCTGTCAGCTACTAGCGGAACTGCTACGATAACTGTGTTTAACGCAGGCGGAGTAATTGGCGGATCTATTGCTTAAATTAATTCAATTAATTCAAACACTGTTTGAAGTTTAGTTCGAATAATCTTATTACTAAAACTATTACGCAATCCTTGATGCAGTGGCTTGGGAGTATTATCAACAGTACTCCATGCCCAACCATTATGCTCGTTACTTAACGTAGGTACAAATTCATTTTCAACAACACACAAATATGTATGAAAACTGAATACTGTATCGTTTGATACAAATGTTTCTAATGGAATTGTTTTTAAAATTGTAGGAAGAAATCCTATTTCTTCAGTAACTTCTCGTTGCAAGCCTTGCCACGGAGTTTCGCCTGTAATATTAGTGCCACCTACTAGCCCCCAAGTACCTTTATGTTTTCCTTGAGATTTTTGTAGAAGTAAAAATCTACCTGTAGGTTTTGCGTAGAACAATGCTCCACTACAAACAATACGATCTTTTACAGCACTAGTCTCCAATATCCTACTCCGTATTCACCTTCAAAACTCTTAACCCATGAAACACCGTTCCACTTATATTGAATTTGTTTACCATTGTATATATTAGTTTGATAGATTAGATTGTCAGTATTCTGAGCGGCATCAAATATTATATGCCATGCAGTACCTTGCCATTCAATAATGTCATTTGCCTTTGCAATAAAGTTAGTACCGTTTGAATTTTTCCATCCATCAGGGCCATCAATATTACTTAAATTACCTATATCTTCAATAATTAAAAATCTATCCCCTGCAACTACATTAGACATGCCGTTACCTGGATATACTTTAGACGGATCTATAATGGCATCAAATGTACCAGTACTTCTGCCACCACCTGCTTGACGACTGCCATCTGTATTAATATAATCATTAGCAGGATAAGTTGCTGAATCCCAATTAACTGTTAAAATTGTACTATCCATAGGATTTATTGCAACTGTACCTGTTACTTCACTACCGTCAGATTGAAGAACATATAATTTACTTGCACCAGCAATAAACTTTCCAGGATATGAATTTAAAACTGCATGCCAATCAATAGGTATACCTTGTTTAATTGCAAGATCAATACCGGGTTCTCTAGGAATAGCATCCTCACTTGGTCCTAATATTACAGCATCACCGTTATAAATTAAAATTTTATAATCAGTAATTGTAGTATGTTGCTCAGACAATAATGTTGACAAAGAAATTGTACTGTCGGCAAGATCTTGCCCAAGCCCTTCAATATATCCACTTGGACTAGCACTACTCCCCTCAAACATACTAGTAATAATATGTGTAATTACACCAAGATGTTTAACTTTAGCAGGAGGACTAATCCAAATAGGCGTACTTAAACTAAGACTAGAAATTTCAATACCTGTTTGAGTCCCCATAGGCACTTGTCGGCTTGACCAAGTAACAGTATCAAGATTTAAAACAGTTAAACTTGTCCAATCAACAAAATTATCATTTGTTTGCAATTCTAAACTTGGATTAAACAAGACTAAAATTTGTTCAAGTATTTGTAATTTTTGATCAGTATTTGCACTCCATATATCTACTTTTAATTTTAGTAAAAACGGTGTAGGCATTAATCGTTCTACAGTATAATTTTTACCTTGATTATTTGTATAATGATTAGATCCGTCAAAGTCTCGTTCTCTAATATGCACTTTACCAATATATGTTTGGTCAGCTAATCGGTCTCTGTCTACGTCTAAACTACTAACATACACTGCAATTTTTGGAACAGAATTAATTTTGTTTTCAGAATTTTGAGTAATAATACTAGCAACTTGCCTATCTTGATCGCCGTACATTACAGGTATTCTAGTTAGTGTACCGTCGCCGCTTTTAACCACAAAGTTACTAAACACACGAATAGTCTGTGTAATATACTTTCTAATTTGACCGTCATAAAAATGAAGCATTATACATCCGCCTGTGGTTTATATTTTAATGCAGAAGATATTGGTTGACGCTCTTGAACAACTTCTCCGGCAATAGTATTTGTATTCGTATTATTAATGAAACTAGTTTTAAGAGTTTGTCTTGTATCATTATTAGTCATAGTCATTCGTACACTATCTTCTACTTTGACCCAACGGGTACTATCAAATTTAAATAGTCTACTAGGCATAAAATCAGTTCTTAAATAAAAATCATTTTGAACAGGACTTTCAGGAAATTGTATCCCGTGACCAAACGCATAACCATTTACTGGATAACCGTCACCTAGTAAATAACCGCTATACCCGCTACGAACAGGGACTGAATCAACGCTATCAGTTGTAGATACAGTAGCGGCATTTATTTGTGAAGTATCAGCTGTTTGCAGTAAAGTTCGTCCAGTTTCGTCAACAGCTAGTGTATAAAATTGTCTAGTTTCGTATCCGCTAGCAGGCGCATCAATCTCTGCTTGAGCAACAAGTTTATCATTAATTGCTAGTTCTTTATTATGAGTGCTGAGTAATTCTCTTAAAGTTAAATTACTATCATCACTAGCTGGTTTATCAAGAATATCTGCAAATTGTTGGTTGTCTGTAATTTTCTTTAATTTTAATCTGTATAAGTGCGGATACCATGTAGCACTAAAACCCTCACTAGCACGACCTACATCTTCAATAGAATAATATCTAGGCAAACTAAGATCGTAATCGTTAAGAGCAAATTCATCACGCAGATGCGGCAACTCCATAACATCACCTACTATAGGTTTACGACCAATGTACTTGATAAAATCATTAATATGTACAGTCATAAAAAGTGTATCGTTATCTAAAAATAAACCAAATTGACTTAAATTAAAATCAATATTTGCAACATTATAAACTCCCCGTAATCTATAAATTTCTTGATCGTATTTGCGATCACGGTTTTCAAGAAATAATAAATCTTGTATGTTTGCTACATTATGGTCTGTTATTACCGGCTGATCAGCAGTACCGCTAGTGCGGCCCATCTCAGCATCAGTTTTAGGTCCTAGATATTTGTGCAAATATACATCTGTACCCCCAACTTGAAACATTTCGCTGGCTTGGCGGTCTATGAAACGGTAATCCGCACCTTTTTCCGGTTTATATAGAGAGAGTCTTGGCATATGATATTTATCGCCGCATAAATATGAGTGGAGGACATCTAATGGAAGAACAAGCATCAACAACACAATCGACGTCAGTTATCGAACGCAACAAAGTGTTTGAATATGTAAGATTAATGCTAGGCGATGGCATGGTAGATGTGGAATTAGACCCTCAACACTACGAAATGGCACTAAACCGTGCTCTATCAAGATTTCGTCAACGTAGCTCAAATTCTGTAGAAGAGAGCTATAGTTTTATTGAACTTATTCAAGACGTTAACGAATATAGATTACCTGATGAAATTATTAATGTTCAAAGCGTATTTCGTAGAGCAATAGGATCAAGAACGGGTATGGGTGCAGGTGGAACATTGTTCGAACCATTCAACTTGGCGTACACAAACACGTATATGATGAGCGGAAGTATGATGGGCGGACTTGCAACATACGAATTATTTTCAGGGTATCAGAAATTAGTAGGACGTATGTTTGGTAGTTATATCGAATTTCAATGGAAACCTACCAGCCACATTTTAAATATTCTACAGCGTCCGTTTGCCCAAGGTGAACAAATTTTAATTAAAAGTCAAAATTTTAGACCCGACTGGGTTTTATTACAAGATATATACGCAAGACATTGGTTAGAAAACTATACACTCGCTCTATGTAGAATGATGCTTGGCGAAGCACGTAGTAAATTTGCCAGCATAACAGGTCCAGGATCTGGCGGCAT